TGGTGCTCATGGAACAGTTATTGTTGGTTGGCAAAATTACCCTAGTGCTGGTTTTACCCAGTATTCCTTATACATTAATCAAGCTGATGTAACTCCAAATATTCAAGGTCTTAATGGCCCTGCATGGGCTAATCATCAAATAAAAGCACCAGGGGATAATAGTCCCGTTGAGTTTCATTACACAACATTAGATGGTAGAGGAGGAAAATTCACGTTAGGTACTCATCAATTAAATACAAGCAGTGGAAATCCTATTTATGGAGTTACAAAAGATGAGCAGACAGCCTTAACAGCAACTCCTTCTTTCCAAGGAGAAGTAAATGTTCAAACACTTTCTGGTGATGATGGTTCAGGCTTAAAAGCTAATGTTGTTGTTTATTCTCTTGGTGTTGAGTGGTATGCCGAATGGTCATTAAGTGATGTAGGACAAGATTATTCAAACAATCAAACTGTTTATATAGATAAAGACGATATTTTTACTAGCGAAATTATTAATTCTGGAGCAACAGATATAAAATTTAACGTAAATGTTAATACGTCATCCTCTAGTGTTTACAGTGATGAAATTGGATCTGCTGAATTAAATCCTTATGATGCTGCTTCTGATTTTTGGCAGTATGAAGGTGACAGATCAAGTCATTTAGACGGACCAGAACATCAGATCACATACTGTAATGAAATTGTAGAAACAGAAGGGGATAGAAGAGAAGGAGAACCAGCGACTTATGAAAATCTAGCTTATGCAGGATTAAGGATTAATAGCTCAAAAGAATGGACAAACTTCAGTCAGTTTTCTGCTTATTTTAAAGAAGGAGTAAAGGTTAAAAGTTTGATAGATGGAACTAGAAAAGCAACAAATCTATTTCCTGAAATTGCTTATGCTTTGTTAACAGATAAAACGCTAGGAGCTGGAGCAGTTATTAGTGAATCTTCTGTTGATGAGGTAAACATGACAGTTGCAGCAAGATTCTGTAAAGCAAATAATCTTTTCTGGGACGGGATGATTGCAGATCGAGTAAATCTAAGAGAATTTATTTATCAACAAGCTCTTTACTGTTTATTAGATTTTACGATTATTGGAGGAAAGTTTAGCTTATATCCTGCTGTTCCTTTTGATCCTAATACGTTTGAAATTGACTTAGATGGGCCACACTCAAAGCCCAAAATTAAAGCAATGTTTACTGATGGAAATATCAGTGACTTAAGTGTTTCTTTCTTATCTCCAGAAGATAGGCAAGCTTTCAAAATAAATGTTCTTTATCGTCAAGAACAAGAGAATGGATTCCCTGAAATAAAGTCTGCCATTGTTCAATTGGCTGGTTCAGATCATGTAGACGATCCATTAGAGACTTTTGATTTAAGCGGTTTTTGTACTAGCCGTGCAGCAGCAGTTTGGTTTGCAAGATACACATTAGTTTTAAGAAAACACTTAGATCACACAGTAAGTTTTAAAACTGCTCCTCATTACATTAACGGTGTTAGGCCAGGAGATTACATCAGGGTATTTTCAACAACACAACACGTTCAGCGATTTAACAATGGTGCAATTCTTGATGATGGAACTGTCGTAAGTAAAGACACAATTAGTGGTAGTAAAACTTTTTATTATTGGAATCCGTCAACAATAGTGGCTGGCGAAATAATGCCAGTAACAGAAGCCACTGCAAATTTCTCAAGTCCATTACCTTCTCCATACAGAGGATCATTATTTACGATCAAAGAAGAAGAAGCATCAGATCAGTGCTACAAAGTAGAAAGTATTACTTTTGGAGATGATGGCCTTGTGGAATTAACTGGTTCGTACGCAGAATTAACAGCAGACGGTAAACTAGCAATGTTACAAAATTGGTCCAATTCAAATACTTTGATTTTTACTGAAGGGAATTAATGGCAACCGCAAGAGCTTTTCCGAACATTAAACCAACTTCCAGAAGTTACACGCCTGGAAGTTATCCAAGTACTAATTTTGAATCGTTAGACGGTACAAAGACGCATATTCGTTATGGAAATAAAAGAGTTAATGCAACCTTGAGCCTTGGCTTTTCAAACATTACTGATGCTGAGGCTGCTTCGATTTTGGATAATTATGAAGATGTAAATTCTGACTGGGACTATGTAACTTTTTCTTCTGTAAGTGGAACAGCAGGAGTAGGTAGCACAAATCTTTCTAATTACTTTAAAGAGGATGTATCAGGTTTAAAATGGCGTTATTCTGGGCCTCCTTCTGTTACAAGTACCTTTAAAGGTATGAGCAATGTAAGCTGTAATTTTGTTGCTTGCCTAGATGCACCTTCAGGGATAAGAACTAATCAAGTCCCAATAGGCTAAAACCCTTTACAATAAAAACAACGTTTTAATTTTTTAGGTCGTGGCTTTTTATAGCGGAAAGGATGGACAGCTTTTTATTGACGGCAATAAAGCCGCCAAGGTTCAATCTTGGTCTTTTTCTAGTTCACAAGCTGTTCTTGAAACAACTTCTTTAGAAGACACTGATAGGACAATTGTTCAAGGTGTAAGAAGCTATAGCGGTAGTGCAAGATTGTTTTACTATCAAGCTTCTGCTGGATCTGGTGGAGATGTTACAACGTTAATTAATAAATGTATCAAAGCTGGAAGTGGAGCTGGTGATGGAACGGCTGCTGATTCTAGTTCTGCTTTGTTAAAATTAAAAATTGCTGATGGTTCTGCTAATGGTCGTTTTATTACTTTCTCTACTTTGATTACTGGAATATCAATGAATAGTGCTGTTGGTGAAGTTTTAAGTGCTGATATTAGTTGGGAATCAAATGGAGCACCTACAGAAGTATCTATCTAAATCATGGGTGTTTATTTTGGGCAATCGGGTGAAATAGCCCTTAAAAGAGATGCACTTCAAGCTGCTTTGCAGACGAAGTTAGATCCTTTTGACGTAAACACTTCAACGAAAAGATTCAGTGTTGACCATAGCTCTGGATCGTTACTTACAGGAGATGAGGTTTTTATAGAAACTGCTGATAAATCACCTTTGAAACTTGTTGATGGTCATATTGATCCAGCTACGAGTGATTACTATCCAGATGGCAAATGGTTTATAAATGTTGATCCTGTTGGTGGTTTAAGACTTTTTGATTCTTTTGCAAAAGCAATTGAAGGATTAACTTCTAATGCTTTAGCTCTTGTTGCTCCTAGTGCAGCCAAAGATATTTTAATTAGCACTACAAATGAAAGATTTAGGCACGTTGCCAATGTTCGAGATTTTGAAATGACAACGAGTAGAGAGCAAGTTGATTTAACAAATCTTGGAGATGAATTTAGAAATCAATATGAGGCTGGTTTGATTAGCGGCCAAGGCTCCATGACTTGTATTTGGGAGCATCGTTATTACGATTCAGATAGAGAAAATGAATATGGAGCTGAGTCTGAGTTTGCGTTTTATTTGGCTCAACTAATTGTTAGAACACAACAAGGTTCAGATTTCGATGGTTTATTTTATCTTTATCGTGATTCAAATAATAAAAAGAACAGTGTTTACTATGAGGCTAACTGCATCATTACTAATGTTGCTGTAAGTGTTAATGCTGCTGAAGTTATAGATACAAGAATTGAATTTGTAACTAATGGAGTTATTCGTTTAAAGACTGGTGATACTGCTGGTTACATCCTTCAGGAGGACTCAGATAAGGTTCTTCAAGAAAATCAAAGTCCCATATTGCAGGAACAGGTTTAAACTATTGCTAATGGTTTTTAGATAGTAGTCAATGGCTGATCTTCAGATAAGTGCTTTACCTGCCCTTGGTGAAGCTGGTATTCAAGCAACTGATGTATTAGCCCTAGCGGATCTCAGTGCTACCGAGACAAAAAAAGTAACTGTAAAAGACTTAGTAGCTGCTGCTGTAGCACTTTTAGATTCTGGAGATATTCCTGCTGCCAAGGTTGCTACTCCCTTTGCTACTGATGCTGTAGCGACAGCAACAATTCAGAATTTAGCTGTAACTGCTGGAAAGATTGCAAACGGAACAATAACTGCGACTCAGATAGCAAACGCAACGATAACTGGAGCAAAGTTAGTTGACGATACTGTTACTGCTACACAAATAGCCGCTAATGCGATAACTGCTTCTGAACTTGCTGATAATGCTGTAGATAATGCTGCTATTGCTGATCTTGCTGTTGATAATGACAAAATTGCTAATACAACAATTGCTTATGCAAAATTAAATTTAAGTGATGGAGATATTCCTGGAGCAAAGATTGCAGCAGGTGGAATTACATCGACTCAATTAGCAACAAATTCTGTTACTGCCACAGAACTTGCAGATAACGCTGTTGATGCAAATGCAATTGCTAGTGGAGTAATTACTGGAGCCAAAATTGCAAGCAATACTATTGCTGCTGGAAATATTGTTAATAACACGATTACAAGTGCTCAAATAGCAGACCTGACAATTGGAACAGACCAGATAGCAAATAACGCTATAACAACCGCCAAGCTCTCAGGAACAATTGAAGCTGGAACTCTTGCTGATGGTGCTGTTACAACTGCAAAACTTGATAATGATGCTGTTGATAGTACAAAACTTGCTGCAAACGCTGTTGATGCAAATGCTTTAGCTGATAATGCTGTTGACTCTGGAGCCATAGAAAGTAATGCCGTTATAGAGGCAAAAATCGCTGCAAACGCTGTAACTAATGCGAAGATTGCTGACGGAACAATTACTGCTGCAAAATTCAATACTTCTAATCTGGATCGTTCATTAAACGTAGCTAGTGGCAATCTTGGAATTAATAACGTAATCACTGCTGCTACTCGATCAGGTATTACATATAACGCTCAAGGACTCATCACTGGAACTGTTGCTCTTGCTGCTGCTGATTTACCTGTTGCTACTACTTCTGCTGTTGGTGGTGTTTCTGTTGGTACTGGTTTAGCGGTTAACGGAGCTGGTGCGTTATCTCTGTCAAATAGCGTAACTGGTGCAACTGTTTCTGGAATCACGTTCTCAAATACTGGTCAAATCACTGCTGCCACGGCTTTAGTAGCCAGCGACCTCCCAGTATCAACAACAAGTGCCAAAGGTGCAGTTCAAATCACATCTGGAGGAGGATTAACTGTTGATGGTTCAGGAAATCTAGCGACTTCAACAAGTGGAATTAGTGCTGGAACATATCAATCAATCACTGTAAATAATAAGGGTGTAGCAACAGCAGGTGCAGCATTAACAGCAGCTTTAATTCCTGATCTTGCTGCAAGCAAAATAACAAGTGGAAGTTTTGATGCTGCGAGAATTGCAAATGATTCAATTGATGGCACAAAACTAAGCAATACTTCTACAGCAGTCTTTCAATCTATAGCTCAAAGCGGTTATCCAACAGCTCAGTTCTCAGGTCAAATTCTTTTTGATACTGTTTCTGAAGATGCGTTCATCTGGGACGGCAACGCTTGGCAAGCAATTACTACCTTAACCAAAGGAAGTCTCGTTTTTGGTGGAACCTACAACGCAAGTACGAGCCAGATGGTAGCAACTACCTCCGCAGGAATTGCGGCTGGTTTGGCAGTTGGATCTAATCTACCTACTCCTTCATCGACTACAGACGGTGTTTATGTTGTAGTAGCAACTTCTGGAACGCCAGCTTCTCCTGCTCCAGCTATTGCTTTTGCTCCACCTGATTACATTTTAGGAGTAACAAATAGTGCTGGATCATCATGGAATGAGGTCGATTTATCGCAGACCGTAGCTGGGCAAGTTGCGAGTAACATTACTTTCACACCTTATGGACAAATTAGTGCGACTAATTTGCAAGATGCACTTCAAGAATTAGAGACAGAAAAACTAGCAAAAGCTGGTGGTACTGTTACAGGTCAGGTGTTAATTGGTAATACTGGAAGCCTTGTATTTGAAGGGTCTACTGTTGATGCTTATGAAACAACTTTAACAGTTGCCGATCCAACAACGTCAGATAAAACTATTACTTTGCCTAACGTAACTGGAACAGTAATTACAAGTGGAGATACTGGAACTGTTAATAGCACAATGATTGCTAATGACACAATTCAGAATGTCAATATAAAGAGTGATGCTGCAATTGCTTTTACAAAATTAGCTGCTTTAACTTCTGCTCAAATCCTTGTTGGTAATGCCTCAAATGAGGCAACAGCAGTTGCAGTAACAGGAGACATAAGCATAGACAATGCAGGACTCACAGCTATTGCTGCTGGAGTCATTGTTGACGCTGACATATCTGGATCGGCTGCAATTACAGGATCAAAGATTGCCACTGGAACAACAAGTGCTGTCGGTGTCTTGCAGTTAACGGATAGCACAAGCTCAACTTCTGCCACTACTGCTGCCACTCCTAACGCTGTTAAAACTGCTTATGACTTAGCTAATACAGCAAATACAACTGCTAATGCTGCGGTTGAAAAAGCTGGTGACACAATGACTGGCAATTTAATACTTGATAATGCGAAAGAAGTTAGATTTAGCGAAGCAGATTCAAACGGTGCAAATTATCTAGGTTTAAAAGCTCCTGATTCTGTAACGGCTGATATTACTTGGACTCTTCCTGATGGTGATGGAAGTGCAAATCAGTTCTTAAAGACAGATGGATCAGGAAATTTAAGTTGGGGCACAGATAACGCAACTGACAATACTAAGCTTCCTTTAACAGGTGGAACATTAACTGGTGATGTCATTTTTGAGGGAGCGACAACAGGTAGAGATATAACTTTTGATCGGTCAGCAGATTCCTTGATATTTGAAAATGAAGCCAAGGCTCAGTTTGGCACTAGTACTCTTTTCCATAACAGCACCGATTTATATATTCAAAACGGAGTAGGAGATATAAGACTTGAACCTAAAGGAGGTGAGCCTGGTCTTTGGCTTCATCGTGATGGTTCAGTCGAACTTTACGACGGGAATGCTGCTGGTGTGGCTGTTAAAAAGCTTGAAACTACTGCAACAGGTGTAACGATAACAGGAACAGCAACAGCGACTACCTTTAGTGGTTCAGGTGCTTCTTTAACAACATTAAACGCATCGAATTTAAGTTCTGGAACTGTTGCAGCAGCGAGATTAGGAAGTGGGACAACTTCAAGTTCCACTTATTTAAGAGGTGATAATACTTGGGGAAGTATTTCTCAGTATTCAACTCCTTTAACAACTCAAGGAGACATTTTATTTAGAGATGCTTCTGGAGATCAAAGATTAGCTGCTGGTACAAGCGGGTATTTCTTAAAGACGCAAGGTTCAGGTGCTGACCCAGTTTGGTCTGCTGTTCCTGCTGCGATAACAATTAATAATCAGTCAGATAACAGAATTATTACTGCTACTGGAACAACTAATACTTTAACTGGAGAAGCTAACCTTACTTTTGATGGAACTGATTTAGCTCTTACAGGAGGACTAACAATAAGTCATGGATCTGGTTCTACTCCTGTTCCATTAATAATTGATGGTAGTGGTGCTGGTGGAACAAAGATAGAACTAAAAGGCAGTACTGAGCCTCGAATTACTTATTACGAAGATACAACTTTAAAGGCTTATTTGATTTGGCAGGCTAGTGCTGGAGAATTTTTTACTCAAAACGTAGAACATTCAACGATTCTGTCTGTAGGAGCAACTCTTAGATGGTCATCAAATAATGGAACCAGCTTCTCGACTGTTCTTGATTCATCAAGTGCATTAAACGCATCAAATATATCTTCTGGAACGATTGCAGCAGCTAGGGTTCCAACACTCAACCAAGACACAACTGGAACGGCTGCAAGTGTTACGGGTGCTGCTCAATCTGCGATCACTTCTGTTGGAACGCTTACTTCACTTGGCATTAGTGGAAACCTAACAGTCGATACAAATACACTTCACGTTGACGCTACAAATAATCGGGTTGGTATTGGGGATGCTTCTCCTGGAAACCTTCTTACAGTAGCTGGTAGGACAGAAACTCAATCTATCACTGGTCATGAAGGTACTAATACTGATTTAGACATAGCATCTGGACATGCAAGTTCTGATGTAATATTTTATATTGGACAGTTTGGTGTTAGTGCTTCAGAAAAATTCCGCTTCGGATCTTCAGGCCAATTAGGAGTCGGTGGAGCTAATTACGGAACAAGTGGACAGATATTAACTTCAGGCGGTGCAAGTGCAGCTCCTAGCTGGCAAGATGCAGCAGGTAGTGTAATTCTTATAGATGGTGGCAATTTTGATAATGGTTCGAGTACAGTGTCATCAACACAAGTATTTGATGGAGGCGACTTCGGTACTTAATTATGCCAACACCCAGTTCTAGAACTCCCGTAAGAATCGCTAGAGGTTCTTATTCAAATTTAAATAGCAGCATTTCTGATCTTGGAGATGGTGAAATTGTTTATGCAGAAGATCAAGACAAATTATATGTAAAAGAAGGATCTAATTTAGTAGGTCTTACACATTCTCCTGGCAATATTCCTCAGCTAGCTAAAACAGCCAATTATGAGCTTGCTGCTACTGATGTAGGTAAACATATTCTTTGTAACACAGCAAGTATCACAATTACCATCGTTCCAGCAAATTTATCTGTTGGGGACGTTTTTAGTATTGTTAATAATACGTCAGGAAACGTATCGATAGCTCATACTGGTGGCACTATGTACAACTCTTCTGATCAAACTACAGGAACAAGAACGCTTGCCAGTAGAGGACTTGCGACCTTGATTGTGGCAAGTAGCACTGTTGTTTACGTATCAGGAGCAGGAGTTTCATAATATGGCAATTATTCAACAGTTATTTATTGGGCAAGCTGGAGCAGTCCAACCTGGACAAGAACTTTTTACAGCTAATGGAACGTTTACTTGCCCTGCTGGTGTTACTACGGTGTCAGTAGTTGCAGTAGGTGGTGGTGGTGGTACCGCTGGTCAAAAAGGTGGCGGTGGCGGCGGCTTATCTTATAGAAATAATTGCTCTGTTGTTCCTGGAACTTCTTATACAGTCTCGGTTGGAGCCGCTGGAGTCGGTACTGGTGGAGATTCGTATGTTCAATTTGAATCAGGTTCAAGTAACTATGTAGAAGCTAACGGGGGTGGTGGTTCTTCTTCTACTCAAGTGGGTACTGGCGGTTCTGCTCCTACTTCTTCGGAAGGTGATGGTGGAGGTTCTGGAGGAAACGGTGGTGATGGTAATCACAGCTTGTTGAGAGGCGGTGGTGGTGGTGCTGGTGGATATTCTGGCTCTGGTGGTTATGGTGGATCTATGACAGGTTATTGGAATGCTAGTGCTGCTGGTAGCGGTAGTGGTGGCGGTGGCGGCGGAGGTGGTGCTGGCTGGGGTGGAGGAACTAGTGGAGGTGGAGTAGGTGTTCTTGGAGAAGGTTCAAGTGGTATTGGTGGTAGTGGATTTCCTAATGCTGGAGGGCAAGGTGGTCCAGGATACGGGGGTTCTGGTGGTGGGGATGGTGCACAATCAGGTGTTGGTGGTAGCTATGGAGGTGGAGCAGCAGGTAATGGTACGGCTGCACCTGGAGCTATTCGTATTATTTGGCCTGGCGATGAAAGATCTTTCCCATCTACACGTACAGCAGATGAATAACAATGATTATTCACTCTGCTTTTAAACTTTTTTAACAAAAACAATGGCTTTAACTTGGTTAGTTACTTGCATCGATAAGGTTCCTACTGAAGGAGGTTTGTCTAACGTTTGTAAAACGATGGACGTACTGCTTGTAGGAGAGATTGAACGAGGGAATGGAGTTAGCGGCACAGAAGTTACTTTTCAATATGGAAGAGTAACTTTAAGCAGTCCAGATAGTGAAAATTTTATTGATTTCGACTCTTTAACAGACGAAATCTGTTGTGGGTGGGCTAAGGATGTTTTAGGAACAACAAAAGTTAATGAAATGGAAACAGAAGTAAACGATCTTTTGAAAGAACTACAAGACGGGACAAAATCAAACTTAGCTTTACCTTGGTGGCCTTCAAAAATTGAGCGTAAGTTGTAGATGTGCAAAATAGGTTTATAATTTCGGTAAATGTATTATTTTCATGTCTGATCGTTTAAGCCTTGCAGCAGAAGTCAAGCAATTACAAGTAGAGCAAGAGACAAAAGCTGCTGAATGGAAAGAGGGACAAGCAAAATTAGAAGCCAAAACAGCTCAATTACTAAAGGCTAACCTGGATGAAATTGGATGATTAAGGTTCTTACCTATATAAATGCTACTGCTCTAGTGTTGGCGGTAGCTGGTGGTACGTTTGCTTACTTTAATCGTGGCAAGATTACAGAATCCATAATGACTGAAGTGCAAAAGCAATTGCCTGCTCTTGTTAAAGGAGCAATGCCATCTATTCCAAAAATGCCTTCAGCTACTGGCCCTGTTAATCCTTTTACTAAGTGATTCAATTTAAGTCATTTAACGGCCTAACTTCTCTTGTTCTAGGCGGTGGTTTAATTGCTACAAACTTTATGAGCCTTAATCTTCTGGCTCGTAAAGATTCTGGCATTCCAGACATTGCCAAGCTTTCTAGTACTCCTTATAGTTCAATTCAAATCAGGAGTGAGACTAAGCCTGATGGTGCAGAAGAGTGGATGTTTAACTCTAAGCAGCACGATCCAAAGCTAGTCACAACTATCATTGATGATTCCAAGCCTACGTTTAATGGTGGGATTAAGAAGAGATATACACATAAACAAGATGTAGCTCAATTTGCAATCTATCCGAAAGGACAGGACGGAAAACTTTCAGCAGATCAGATTGCCTGTATTGAAAAAATGGCACAAGGTCGCTCTAATGGTCAACTGATTGCTGATAGTGCAAGCGTTCAAGTAACACCAGCTATAGCCAGCGTTCCAATAGTAGGGCCAGTATTAGCTGGAATATTTTTTGGGCAAGCAAGAAAGCAGGTTGGCAATTTAAGTAGTGATCTTGCTGGTCAATGGAATGACTGCTAATGAGTTAGAAATTAATACTGTAAGTGCTTTTTGTATTCCAATAGGTGCTGTGCAAATTCCTGATGAAATATGTGATCAATTAAAAGATTACAAAGGAATGATGCAAGATCAAGATAAACAATTTAAGGAGGCTAAAGAAGATATTGATTGGAGAATTTTAGATAAAAACCTAGAGACAAAGCAAGCTATAACAGATATTTTTGCTTCTTGGGTCAATAGTATTCTTGGAGTTCCTCATGAATGGATGATAACAACATCATGGATTACTGAAAATAAAGACGGTAAAGAGATGGCTATACATAATCATAGAAATTGCTTGTATTCATCTGTTCTATACTTTGATACTTGTTCAGAAGATCATGCTCAATTGCATTTTACTAATCCAATCAATGAACAATTAAATAATGGTTGGTTTGTTCAAACTAAGAATGACAATCCATTTACTTGTGTGTCGTATGTAGCTCCTATTAAAAAGGGATTAATGTTATTTTTTCCTAGTTATCTAAAACATTTTCATCCTCCGTTCAAATCATCAATTCCAAGAAGATCTTTAGCCTGTAATTTTTTCCCTGTTGGAAAGTTTGGCACTGGGCATGATTCAACCTTAGATACTAACTGGTTCAAATAAAGTGGAAAAAGAAAAGAGTACTGATTTTGTTTGGGGTGATTTTATAGACATTAAAATATGTGATAACTTATTAGAATTTAAAAAGCAACAGACATTTTTGCCTGTTACAAAAGGTCAAAGTTATAATAGTAAGGGTGATATTAATGTTGATAAAAACGTAAAAGATTCTGTTGATTTATATATCCCTCATCAAATAAATGTGCCACATATTCAAAACTTTTTAGCAGCATTACAAACAGTACTAAATAGCTATTGTAATAAATTTCCTTTTTGCAAGACATCAAGATTTGAACTAATGCAAGGCATGAGGATGCAATCTTATCCAGTGTCAGGTGGTTATAAAGCTTGGCATACAGAAAGAACTAATGCTTCACCTAATACTGTTTATAGGCATTTAGCATGGATGACGTATCTTAATGATGTCCCTGATGGTGGCACTGAATGGTTTCATCAAAATCTTTATATACCAGCCCAAAAAGGCTATACAATTATTTGGCCTTGTGATTGGACACATACTCACCGTGGAAGAGTTAGCCATACTTTAGAAAAACACATTATTACTGGATGGTTTTCTTTTACTTAAATGGAAATAGAAGAAATTGGAATTAGAGAGATACCAGACGCTTCAATTGATACAACAATAATCCGTACATCAAACCCACAAATACCTAGCAATATAGGTTTCCCAGTTATTCAAATGCCTGGCTGTGTAAGGGCTAGGACGTTAAAAAATAAAAATTTAGTTACTACAGATCCTGCTGGAAATTTCTATGTCTGCGATGGAAACGTACCAACGCTTGAGAGTATGGCTGTTGATTGGGACGGACTATCTGCTGTTGGACCTGTAAAAGCAGAAGAGCCAGAAATAGTTCCACCTATTCCAAAGTTAAAAGGGAATCAGAGAAAGGAAGTGGAAGAAGAGAATAGCGAAAATGACGAGAAGGGAGATACCGATGTAGGGCAACAAGAGTTTAAAATTCCAGATGTTGATGGAGAGTTTATTGCAGATATTCTGCCTTGCCCACCGTTAGACACACTTGCTAAAACTCCTGTTGGTTCGTTAGGTAAAGGCGGACTTGCAAGAATTAAAGGCTGGAAAAGAGATGAGCTTACAGGTAAATGTGAAACAGTATGGGAAGGTTTAAGTCCTATAGAAATAGCAGGTAATTACGCTCCACAACCTACTGTTCTTGTAAATACATCTGTGATTGCTGTTACGTCAGTTATTGGTGTTACTGTTATTGGTCAGCCAATAGCAAAATTCTTTCAAAAGCAAGTTAAAGGGCAGGTTAAATCATTTTCCAAGAAGATTACTAAGAAGCTGTTAGCTATTCGGGGGAAGAAACCTCCTGTAAAGTCCCTCGCTGAAAGGAAAAAGGATCAGAGAGACTCTCGGAAGTAACTTCAGTCACCTCAATACTATGAGTGTGATCTGGCAATGTATTAGGAGGATTGACTAGTCTTACATCTTCACAAACAACATAACTAGGACTGTCTTTTGCATAAACAACACCTAGTTTTAATTGCTCAGCACATACTTTTAAACGTCCCAAAGCATAATCTAACTTTTTAGCTTTATAGGCTTGTTCTAAATACTTTACTCTTGTATTCATAGCAGCTACGCAGTTATTAGTCATGCGTCTATCTAGTGGAACGGCAATCGTAGCTGTAATACCATAATTAAAACTTAAGTTATTTTTAGCTTGCCCTGTTCTAACTGGTTTTGTATATAAAACTCCACCAGGATTTATTAAATTACCGTCATCATCTGTACTATCATCATATACATTTTCTTGGTAATAAGGTTCAAACGGATCTTTCCAAGTATTCACTTTAGAAATGAAGGGATTAATTGTAAGAGTCGTGCCACTGCAACGGATTCCATCACCTACTTCTTGAAACATAAAGCTTCCCGACTGAACCTGGATACCTTGATTAATTACCGAGCCTTGTGATGTTGCACTTGGAGAGGCTATTGTTGTTGAGTTTGCAAATACTGGTTGACTAAATGTTATTGAGTAAAGACAGATACCGATTCGACTAAGGATTCTGTTGTAGTGGTTCGGTTGATTGTTGTTACATTTGAAAGGCCAGGATTGGCTAGTGTCTCTGTGAATGAAAAAGCGTTGCCAGCAGTTTTTATTCCCCAGTCGGGCTTGTTTGCTGGCGTTACATCTACTGATGTCCATGTAAAGGTGATGTTGTCAACTGTTTGAGGTGTATTTAATACAGCTTTAGGTGAAATAGTGTTTGTATTTAGTGGTTCGATATTATGCCCAGAGACAACGTATTCATATCCTGAACGGTAATCAACTGAGGTGATAGTTTCATTCACCACAGTTTTAGTTTCTTGTCTGCTGTTTAGAGTACCAGTTGAGAAGGTTGGCACAACGGGAACAGCAGAAACGCTAGTTCCTGTAAAGGATATAAGCAATAATAACTTATATATTTTATGCACTATTTAACAGTTATTTCTGAACTTGATTGTCCTGTCGCTGTTGTACCTGCTCCTCCAGCAGTGATGGTAACGACTCCAGCACTTGTAATCGTTCCAGCTAAATTTCCAGCTACGCCTCCAGAGGTGACAACTGTATTTCCGAAGGCTGGCATATCAGCTACAACTCCTGCGGAGACATCCACACCACTTCCGATGGCAGGGATAGCGTCTCCTTGGAGCCAGCTTTCTTCAAAACTGAAGCTGCTGCCCGAAGTATTCATCTCGTACACACCAACATCAAGTGTTGCTGCTGCTGTGGCTGATCCTGCTGTTATCTTTCCAAAATGCTCTCCAGTAGTAACTTTCATGTTGTTACCAGAGACAGCGTAAGTAGATGGAACTCTAATGGCCTGTACTGCTGCTCCATCAACTTTTAAGCTTGCTGATTGAGTATGCTTGATTGCTATGTCAGCACTGGCTGGAGCTGCTAATAAAAGCAAGAGGGGAAGAAAGCGTTTCATAAGTAGGCTTTTGAAATCTGTGCTAGTAATCCTAATAATGCCAGAGCAGCACTAACAACTGCGGCAGCTTGGAATACCCTTTTCTCTAAAAGTCTGACCCTATCTTCTAAATCGTTTATCTTTTCTTCTGCTCGTTTAATTTTCATCTCTTGGCAGACAATACGAGTTTCTTGTCTTGCATCAATCGAAAGATCTTCACTCATCATGTCAACCTCCCACTTTCAGGATCAATAGGTTTATTTGTTATTGGGTCGATTTTAGGTTCAACTGGTACAAGCTTGATTGGCGTTTCAACTCGAATCATTGTGTAAGGAACACCGCCTCCCGAACCAGCTTGAGCTTTCTTTTTCTCTTCATCAGCTTTGTAAGTTCCATCACCTCTTTTCTTTGCAGTTTCAAGCCCAAAACTGGCAAGTGCTCCCGTGAAAACGCTTGCTATGAAAGTCGGGTCGATCCTTTCTTGTTTACCTAAACCTGGCAATTCTACATAGTTTAAAGTTAAGATAAACCCACTCCAAATCACAACGCCAAGCCTCACAAATGTAGATAAAACTTGCAGTTGTTCTTCTTTATCATCAAAACCCTCCTTTAGTTTTTGGAGAGGATTTTTCTTTTTTGGTTCGTCAGCTTTTGTTTCTGCCATGCGGAAAACATAGAAAACATAACTACATTAGTCATAAATGGATAAAAAGTAATGAAATTCCTAAGCCAAGAACAAAAAGAGACTATTTCTAAAAGTTATGGAATAACCGTTGAATCTATAAATAAAAGAATTGAGCTATGGAGCATCATTAATGATCCAGATGTTTCTAAGCCTGATCTAGTAGAAGCTCAAAAGGAATGGATTAGGATTCAGCAAGGAACTTGGCCTAATGTAAATGCCTGAAATCTACGCTGCTCTTCTTGGTGCTATGGTGTCAGCGTTGCTGATGGTCTTGTCTAACAGGTCAAGCAAACGGCAAGGTGATATTAGAGAAATTTTTCACCGCCTAAATGCTATTGAAAAAGACATAGCAAGAGTTGAAGCAAACAGACCGAGAAATTGGCGTGGACAGTGAAACAACTATTTTTTAGCAGTAACCAAGGCAAACGCTTCACGCTTTGGGTATTAACATCTGCTACCGAACAAAACAACAACAGTCTAACGATTGATGATGTTGACTTTATAGAAGCTAGGCTATGGCCTAATCGAACATTAAAACTTCAATGATTGCGTACCAGAAAGAATGGCTAGAAGAAGATCGCCAGAGAGTACTTGATATGGAGCGTTGGTACGTTCTCGATGGCCGTCATAGACCAGACCACCCTCAACACGGGATCTATACTGGTTTAGCGGCTAAAGCAAATGACCTCGACAGCTTCGACGGAATTGTGTGATTGCCCTCATTGCAAAGAACTAAGAAGACAACAAGCTAGGCATGGGAAGTGGCAAGAATTATTGCTACATATAAATAAAAACGATGAAAAAAGCAGACGTACCTCTTGATTTTTCGTTTGTCTTAGAACTAGCTCAACCTCCAAGCCTAGAAGAAGAACTGCATTTAGAAAAAGAAATAAGATCTATCAAGGTTTCTGATGATATTGAGCGAGTTAAAAGATATGCAGAAGATGTTGCAAGACAAAATCATCAACAAAGTATTTTTATTGCTGGATGCCTTACAAGGATTGCAGAACTGCAAACATTAGTTGTTAGAAATATGGATAAACAACCTAAAGAAAGCAAGAATTTGCTTAAAAAAATATTAAAGCTAGAATAGTAGCGGAGTCTTAATGATGCTCCACGGCGAAAAGCACAAGACCTCTTGCATCAGATCCCCAGTGCAAGAGGTTTTGCTGTCTATGCAGACGGTGTAAATCTAGCGTTACTTCCAGTTCCTACCCACTTTATTTCAGTATTTGAAACAGCAATTTCAGGGTATTGGATCGTGTACCAACGGTGATCACAGATAACACATCTTCTACGTCTAATAGTGACTCCATCGGGAGCACGTTTAGTGCATACAACTCTAGTCCTAGTAACGCTGCACTTAGGACAGTCTGCTTGAATTTTATTAACCATTATGGAGCTGGAACTAATATGTGCTGTGCATGTTCTGAGCTTCTACCGTCAGGCCATTTAACTCCGTAGTAATAACAAATTCGACCTCTGACGTTGTATTTAGTTTTAACTTCTGTGATCGTTCCAGCCGTAGACCCTACATATAGATAAACGCCTGAATTTACCTTTTTATTTACCTGGTCATTGACCTTGAATTTCGGGGTCGTGGATGCTGTCGTCATCGTTATTTTGTTCTGTAGGTGAGTTGTTTGGTAATCGGCCTTCTATTCTCTTGCGAATAGATTTTCTCCATGAAGCTTCGTCTTGTGCAACCGCTTCTTTATAGACAGAGCTAGGTAATTGCTTCTCTAGTTCCTTGTAGATTAAGTTCCGTACCCAGGCAGTAGCCCTTATATTTTCCGCTTGTGCTTGACCCATTAGAAGTTTTGCTCTGTTTGGATCGAGCAGAATTTGAAGATAAGTCTTGTTTCCGTGTCTGAGAGCCATTTCAACATTGTCGTTGTACTACTCTACCACGAAATAGGATTATCGACTTTTTTAAGATAAGCGGTTCGCTGAGCTTGCCTGGATGCGTTCCTTTGTCTTTTAGAACCAGCACGAATTTTCCTAGCTCCCTCTAAAAAGTCTGCTGCCCTATGGAGATCTCCCGTAGTCGCTTGAACAATCTCTTTGTTCAACCTCTCCATAATTATCTGTCTGCCACTCTTTTGAATAGGCGACATTCATAACCTCTGGCAGACTGCTGTAGTAACCTAGCTCGTCTTCTAGCTGACGTAAACACCAGCCAGATTCCGTATGAAAAATTGAAATCAATGGACCTCCCTCCATGTTTTGCCGATAGATGTCTCTGCTAACGCAGGTATTTCTCCGAGCCAGATAGCCTCTGCCTCTTCCATTTTTTCCCTCAATATCGCTGCCCACTTTTCCGCTTCCTCTTCTTTAACCAACAAAAGAATTTCGTCATGTATCGCTGCTGCAATACGAACGGTGTCTTCTCCTGCTTCTTTAACCACAGGCCAAAGTTCCCCTAAAGCCTTCTTCAATATTGCTGCACCTGCCCCCTGTATTGGGGTATTGCATCGTACCGTAATTTTGTTCAAATCGCCTGGAAGAAATCGTCTCATTTTTGACACGGGAATCCTTATGTAAGGCTTCTCATTTTTCTGTGTACGATCAGCTTCCTCGGCGTTTTCTCTCTGCCAATCCCTAACTCCCTGGTACGTGCCAAGCCAGTCGTTGCGTATCTTGGCAGCTTCATCTCTTGTCATAGTTAGGCCACTAGCACCTGCGTAATTTCGCAAGCCATCTGCACCTGCCCCATACAACAAACCAAAGTTTGCGGATTTTGCTACCTGCCTGTCACAACCCATTGCCTGTGCTGTGTATTCATGCAAATCACCACCTTCTTTAAACACAGAAATCATGTTCTCGTCTTCCGCTAATGCAGCAGCAAGTCTTAATTCCATCTGCCCATAGTCAGCATCTACCAGCACCCAACCATCAGGAGCCTGAACACATTGCCTAAAAGAATCATCCCTAGGAATCTGCTGATTATTCGGCTTAATGCAACTCATCCGACCTGTATCTGCTCCAAGCTGCATATATGAAGCTCGAACAAATCCATCATTATCCATCTTCTCCTGAATAGAAGTCACCATTTGCCTTCTCTTTTCTGTGCGCTTCCATTGCAAGTAAATTTGAATTACTTCATGGTCTGCTGCATACCCTCTCAATGCTTGCCTTGAAGCACTCTTTTTTCCATTAGAGTCTTTAGGCTCCTCACCTAACACAGCCGTAAATTTTTCAAGCAACTGTTTTGGACTATTCAAATTAAACCCCTTATATTTTTTAGTCCCTAACCGAATAGAACCTTCATCCTTGGCTCGTAAATTAAATGGAGCCATGTCATCGTCACCATCTCTAGGAAGCTTTTGATCTTCAGGCAAAGCTTCATCTAATTTGATTAAGAACTCTCTTCCAAGTTGCTCCACATCATATTCATAATCAGAGCGACACTGCTCTAATGCAGTTTTGTTCCAGGGAAGACCTGTTCTCCACATCTGAGCAAGAGCAGGAATAGTTCTAACCTCTAACTCTTCTGCAATATCAAGCTGTCCATAGTTGATCTTGTCTTCCAGCTTCCTGTCTAATTCCAAAAGAACTTCAACATCTTTGGCTGCATACTCAAGTTGTTCTTCACTTAACTCAGGTACGCTCCAATCAGATTTTTGTTGTTCCTTAGATAACTCAATACCTAAGTGTCTTTTAACAACACTATCTAATCCATGTTTTAAAGCTGGTATCCCATTTGTAAGTAAACGATTTGCAAGCATTGTGCATCGAAGCGTTCCTTTTAGGTGAATGTTGTACTCCTGCAACCAAGCAATATCGAACACAGCATTATGGGCAATCCAAAAACGAGGAGTATCAAAGAATCGTTCCAGATACTTCCAGTCCCTTTCCTCTAATTCAAAACAATCAATAACTATGATTGTGTTCCGTTCTTTGCAACCAATCTGAAGAAGTCTGAGCTTCCCCTTTTCTGGTTGTAGCTGGAGCGTTTCCGTATCAAACGCTATCGTTATGCAGGTATCAAGAAGATGTAGGTTCTCAATACCGTAGTACACTTTGTAGTCAGACATTTAAGTTAAGCTCCAGTTGAGTGGGTTTTCCGAGGGAGATTGAATGTTCTAAGAGAGCCATTGTTGCGTCTCTGTATCCTTCATAGTACTGCCAGGATTTTTCAAATTCCTCAGTACTTTGTTGTGCACGATTAAGGGTGTGTTTTTTGTAAATAGCTTCCTTTTTCGTGTTTAATTCATTAAAAGCTTCTGATAAAGCTCTTTGAATTTGTAGCTCTTCAATTAGATCCATAATGTTTCAATAAGTAGGGTGGAATTGCGTCGTGATAACCTCTATCTTTTAGCTCTTTTACTAGCCTTTTCCAATTGTTTGCGTAAGGAGTTGTCCACTCTGCATAAGATTGTGCACAGTAAATTCTCCTACAGTTTTCAAAAGGTAATTTGAATTGACCTGGAATAGTTTTCTTTAGTAAATGAGACAAACTATGATTAGCATTTCTATGCTTTGAATAATCATTTTTGCTGTGCCATCTAAAGATAAGCTGAAGCATACTGCTAACAAAAGGTTCGTCTAATTTTTGACGACTTCTCCTAGCTTCCTGTACGCAAGAATTATCTTTCCAGTTAATAGGAGCTTGCTTTTCTGTAGGAAGAACAACCTTACCTTTTGCACTAGGAGTAGAGATAGTTACCTCAACTTCTGGAGTAGGAACAGGTATAAGTTCTGCTACTTTTTTCTTCCTTTCCTTTTCATCTTCTTTGGCATGTATAGCCCGAAGTTGTTCATTAGAAATAGGCTGAATGTCAATCTCTCTCCTTACCTGGGAGAACTGATCTTTAGTTAACTGAACAACCCATATATCAAGCTGTTGTAGTTCACTATTTTCTTCCTTAAAGACAACATATATAATGCCATCTTCTTCCTTTACAGCGTCAATTTCAGAGCCAGCAAAACTAAGCACAGATCGCTTAGTTAACATCTCTTTTTGATTAAATTCAATCATTTGAGATCCTCCGCTTCGCAGTCACCAAAAAGATAATCATCGTACTTTTTAGCTTTAATCGTTCCAGGTGTGTGAACAGCCATTGGTTCGTACTCATCAATACGTTCCAAAAGTTCAATAGCCTCTTCTAAGTATTCACGCATTTCAGCATTTAGATGGGCATCCATTATATGCCTTTTATCTTCTCTTGTCTGCACTCTTGTTAGTGCTTTAAGAGCATATTTAATGGCATCAAGTTCAGATAATTCCTTCATTTGATTTGCTCCTTATACTGTTTACAAAACTTGTTGCATATAACCCAAGGTTCACATTCATCCTCTAATCCTAAAATTCCTACATAGCCTTCTATTCTATGAATTTCTTCATACAGATAGGCTGCTTCTTTTTCAGTAAATTCAAATTTGATTAGTTTTTTATTCATTATATATTTCCTCCTTTTTGAAACTTAAGTATCTTGTGCATGATTAAGTGCAGTTCAGATATTTCATCTTTTACTGCATCCCAATCTCCTCTCATAACATCGTCATGTTGATCACGAACCAAGTTATAAAGAAGATCTAGTTCCTCTGAAGTAAATTTATTCATTACTGCACCCCTTCTAATATATTTTGTGCAAAAGACTTGGCAATTTCTTCTGTTGCTTTGTCATCGTAAGTTCTTTGCACATAATCCTCTGATTTCTTTTCATCATTTGAATCCCATCTAGCCATTTTTTCCTTCTCTTCTTCAGAGAAATCTGCTGGATCTCTGTAGACACAAACTTCCTCTCTGTATCTAACACTTTCAAAGTATTCAGTAAGTGCTAACCAAAGAATTTGTTCTGGTGTTCTTACTTTATCCTTGGCAAATTCCTTAACGAAGTGGAATTGCTTGTCTGAAAGACGGACGTTAATTGCATTTTGCATTGGGTATAACGGAATGGATACCGCCCCTGAATGTTTACTCCATTACTGTAGCACAAATATTAGTTTTGAGTATATTCGGCAAGCCTTGGAAACATTTTTATATCTTTTGATGTGATTATCGAAACATCCATACCCATCTCAATTGCAGAAGTCGTATCCGTTTCCATTAAATCTTCTTCACCATATCCATAGTCCACAACATCTACACCATTTGCAATTCCGTCTTCTCCATAAGAGGTATATCGAACACAAGCAAGAGCTTCTGTGTATCGCATTTGGTAAATAGCGAGGCGAACAGGAAACTTAATCATGGTTTTGGATCGTTCCAGAACTTTTGTGCATTTTCCCTATGTCTGTGTGTGGGAGTGTAAAAACTCTTTTCCGTTCCAGCAGAAGCGTTCTTATTGACAATCGGTGTTTTGTCAAAACTATTTTTGTCAAAAGTATTTGCTTCTACTTTATCCGAGCCAGGACTTTTGACAAAAGGGACTTTTGACAATTCCGTTTTGTCAATAAGATCCGTTCCAGCAGAAGAAGTTTGAGTTAATACACTACTATTATCGGGCGTTAAGGAAACTGCCCTTTTTCTGAAGGTTTTTAGGTTCGTACCAAGAGCCATGTAAAAAGCAGGTGGACGGCCTTTAAAAGATATATTTTCTGGTGCGTCACACTTAACAATCAACTTCTGAGCAAGCAACTTCGAGAGGCTATATCTGATGGCACGTTTTCTGTGCATACCTCCAACTTTTTCGTGATCAGTTAATAAATCCGCAGACCAAGGAACTCTCTCCTCCCTCATCAACTGAAGAATATCCAGCATGTGCTGATTAGGAGTGTTGTCCTTCTGAGTATCCTTCCCTTCTGGAACGGGACCAATGATATATGTGTAATCAGGAAGCAAACTAAACAACATCCTTTGTCCTTCCCTGTCATCTCTTGATTTCTCCACAGTTACAAGTCTGCTGTTAAAAGGAGCTGCCATTTCAGCTAACTCTTTTTTACTCACCTTCTGCATATTCCATGTTTCATCTACAGCAGCCTTAATTGCAGATGTTCCTCTAAAACCACCGTTCCTGTTGTTGTGGTGAATCACAATAATTGAACAAGCACCAAAGTCCTGACCATTTCTTCTAGCCAATCTCTTTAAAGGAAGTGCATACTCTCTCCTGTTTTCCTCATAAGGATTGGAGTCATTACAACCATCAAGACTGTCAATAACAATCAAGTCATATCTTCCCTTCTTCCCTGGACCGCCCCCTTGAATCTTGCAAAACTTTCTATACCAAGCCATATCCCATTCACCGATTACATCAACACCTCTATCAACACCAATCAAATTAAACTGCCTCCTCGTAATCCTTTCACTCTGATCTCCATTCAACCAAAGACATTTTCCCTTCGATATATCCACCATTCCTCCATGCACATTGAAATCTCTTCCCTGACTGATGTGCTTACAAAGTGTCTGACACATAGCAGATTTACCAGTACCACCATCTGCATGAATCAAAAGCAACCAAGGCTTCGGTAATAACCCAGGAATCAAATACTCAAAAGCTGTGTCATCCAAATCCCCCACATCTTTAGGCTTTCCCCCTGCATTACGTTTGTAAGACAGATGAGCATCAATCAACCTATCAATCGCTACAGCCCCTTCCCTGGCCCGTCCAGCTTCCATAGCAAGCACAGTTTTAGCCTGGTCAAGTAGAGCAGGATCTTCTATCTCTTCCTCAAGATCCAATCCCCTAGCAATTAATTCTTCACCACCGATATATTCAGGCTTCCATTTCTGAGCAACAGCCTCTATCTCATCAACTAAAGCTGATATATCGTCTCTCTGAAATCTCTTTCTCTCTGGATCGACCTCATCAGCCAACTGAATAAGACTTCCAAAACCAAGACCAGGACCACTCCTCCATCTCCTATTCCATTTCTGCTCACACGGATTACCAACAGACCAGCAGTAAGAGTATTCAGGATCTTGCTTAGACCAATTCTCCCAAACTTTTAAACCCTCTTCCCCAGGAAGCTCCGAATTAATCATCGCTCCTATCTGCCACCAATACTCTTCCGAGTAAGCACCCTTATGAGGAATCACACTCAAGCAATTCTCAGCAATAATGACCTTCTCTTCCTTGGTTCGTTTAGACCAACGAGTATCTTTCAATCTTCTCTTTGGCCTATCCTCATTTTCCTTTCTGTATTGCTCTTTCATCCTTTCCAACAACCAAGTTGGAGCAACAGGAATATTGTTTAAATCTCCTTCAAATTTATATATCCCTTCAGGAGTCTTAGTTGGTTCGTGTCCACCATAAGCACCAAATAAAACACCTTGCCTTCCCCACAAAACTTCAAAGCCTTCTTTATCAGCAGCTACATGTGAAATCCCCTTAACAATTAAGCGATCTTCTTCAGGAACAATAAAAAGATATTTTGCAGCGTTCTTTTTATTAGAAGTAATCGTTGGAGCGTTCTCTAAATCTTTGCCCCATTTTTTCTTAATTGCACCAAGGTTGTAATCAACATCGAAGATGGTTAAACCACCACTCGCAACACCTGTAAATACTCCAAAAGCTTTGAAATTTTCTGGCTCTCTTTCAATTAATAAGGCAGATCTTGAAGGGGACCAATGTGCACCTGGCTTTATAGCTTCTCCATAAGGTGACTTACCCTTCGCTACCTTCCCATCTTTCATAGTCACGCCCTTTGCATATATCGGGCACGTGGACCAATCAGAAGGACAATTAGAGACGAATTCTAATAGTTGTTGATGCTTACTCATGTGATACAATTCCTTTGTAAATACTTAACTTTTAACCCCATCGGCCCCTTCAGCCCTTGGGGTTTTTTCATTGTAGCTGATTGACAGGTATCTGTCACACTACTACAATAGAAGGGCACTTAGGGCAATGCCCACTTAGCAAACATGCCACTTTTATCAAAAAGAGCACAAGAAGAAGGCAAAAAGTCTTCCTCATCTGGAGTAGACCGTTACCTTAACCCAGGAAAACTGGAAGACGGATCATCGGTTCGATTCTGTTTACTTGAAGAAAATGCACTGGACTTCTATGAAGTTTGGGGAGCATTAGTGGAAGACCCTAACAAGTCACGCCCTTATAGGTTTACAGATGATCCAACACCCGAAGATATTGAAGAAGCAATGGCTGGTGAAGCCACACGCAGACTCAACTTTGACGGTACTGCACCTGATCCTGCAAAACTAGCCTTAGCTATTCCCGTATATAACTACGACGCTGAAGCAGTACAAATATTGCAATTCAGTCAAAAAACTCTCATCACTCAGTTAGATCAAATCAGCCAAATGGATGATTACAAAGATGATCTACTTGAATGGGATTTTGTCCTTGCAAGAGAAGGAGTAAAGAAAAACACTACCTACTCTCTACGCACTGCCCCTAAAAAGAAAGGTGCTCAACAGGATAAAGAAGCTGCTTGGTCCGAGGTCCAAGAAGCAGGGTTCGACATCAACCGTTTAATTGACGGAACCGACCCGTTCTCAGATAAAGAGGACTAAATACATAAGGGGCCATTCATCGGCCCCTTTTTTACTCTTATGAAAAAGAAACAAGTCGCTACCTATGGTCCGTCTGGTCTTACAGAAATAAGACTAAGAAAGTTAATGACGGAAAACGGTGAAGTATCTGCAAACGTTATGGAAGCAGGAGTTTCCCTATGTAATTTGTATGACTCTCTAAGACAGAACGGGTACACCGAAGATGATTGCTTTGCAGTAGCAAAAAGAATTGGAATGATCTGGCTCGGAAGATATATGGAGGAGGATACTAACTACGAAGAATATATCGTCAAGACACATAAAGACGATGACTGGCTCCTTTAGCTCTTTTATGGTAAACTAATTATGGGAACGTGTACTTTAATGCCTACTAATGTCGGTGTAGATACTCAAAACGCATTAGCAGGACTACATAAATGGAATCTGGAACGTGATGATTCCAATACGATATATCCACATCGTGTATATAGAGATAACAAGGACAATGTATATATTTCAGTAACCCATATCCTTAGTCAAACAGCTCCCCAAGAACAAAAAGATGCCCTGGAACGTTGGCTTAACCGCCCTAACAGTTATGAAGAACGTGATATGGCCGCCAAGCGTGGAACGTACGCTCATGCACACGCCGAATATATCCTCAAAACCACAGCGAAACTTGCAAGGCAAACAGCGAATAGCCGAGGAGTTTGGACCACTGGAGGCGATTGCCTGGAACGTGCACCATCAAAGATCACGGCATGGGCAATGCAAAAGGCCATCCGCAATGCACCAAAAATCAACTTCTCCGCTAGTGGCTACGCCAGAGGTCTACGGACTTTTATAGAGGCAAACGTTACGGCCATTCATGCCGTGGAATTTTCCATTCATTACACCCCAAAATATTCCACCCAAGGATTTGCTGGAACGTGTGACTGCATGGTGGACATTCAAGGTGAAGGCCCATATATCGTGGACTGGAAAACCTCACGCAATAAAAGGAGCGAAGAAATGTACGCTCAATTTAAGGATCAATGTGGAGCGTACGCACTCGGTCTTACCAGTCTCACGGGCATCCAACCAAAGGGAGCTGCAATCGTTGTTGCCCGTAGATCAGGTGAACCAGAAGTAAAAATATTAAGTGAAATCGATTTAATGGCAGCAAAAGAAAGATACCTGGATCGTTTCAGGCAATACTTGGTAGCGGTAAACCAAGACGATTAAAGCGAAATTCCATACTATAAAGAGCTAAATTTTTAGTACCAAAAGGGCCATTCATACGGGAAATTTGCCATTCATAGCCTCTGGCTCGTATCAATCCTTGTATTTCCTCCATTTCCCAGGGTGAAGTTTCCAGTTCCCAATAAAATCCTGGCTCGAATTTTGTATGAAAATTTTCGGGCTTGGTCATATCGACGCAAGCCCTAGAATCGGAGTAATATATATGTACTGTTTTCATTTGTGTAAGGAATTTCTTTGAGCTGGAGTTAATGCAGAATTGTAATAGTCTTGAGCTTCAAGATCTAATCTCATTTGCTCAAGTTCTTCCCCTGTTGGCTCGTAAGCCTCCAGGGATTCTAAGAACGCTTTTTCTCTAGGGTCCATTAGTAAGCCTCCAATAAATTTTCATCAGAGAGATATATATCAATCTCTCCAAATTTGTCACAAAGTTCTGTAAGTTTGGTTGCCATTGGTTCGTGCCAGTCTCCATCCCAAAAACCAGCCCCATGTCCATTTCTAGTAAGAATAAAATCGTGAGCTGCATAGTCCCAATAATCACCCTCCGATAAATCGATATATGTGATTCTGTGTTTTTCTGGATCGAAACCTAGTTCAATTGCTTGTGCCTGGAAGTTTTCCCAATCGGTTAAGATTCTTTGCTCAAGTTCTTTTGAAGGCTCAAAGTCAGTTCCATCAAAATATGTAGAGCCGTCTGGCTCGTCAACTTCTATATGTGTTGACCATTGGAGCGTGTTAAGTGCGGATTGATAACTCATTTTTTAAACCTCTTTGATTTGGATTAATGAATATTCAAGTTGTTCCTGATCTGTTCTTTCCTTTTCTGTGACCATATAAGGAGAATGATCCACAAAAAATTGAACTCTGTTTTCTACTTCCTCAGTGATCCAGTCTTGCATTTCGTACCACTCGTCAAAAGTTTTGACTGTTGGGTTTGGATCGTATGAATCACAAAGATAAGTGACTTGATAAGTTCTTTTCATTTTTAAAAACTCCTAAGTTGTTTTTTGGTGGTTGCAAATTGAGCTGCAAGTTGGCAGGCTTCAAGATGTTTGTTTTGTTCTTGATAGATTGGAATCGCTTTTCTGAAGGCATCGAAAATTAATTCATTATCCGAGCCATTTTTTGAAAGCTTTCTAATACTTCTGATATCGTCCCAATCTGTTGCTGGTTCGTTTTCTACTTCTGCCCAATCTCTATATGCTGAAGCTTTAGAGCGACCCGAGGAAATAACTATTTCTAGTATTTCCTCTTTTGAAAGTCTTTTTTGATCTTCAAGAAGTGTCTTTGTTAATTCACTTCTAATGAATGAGAGTGAATCTTCTTTATTCATGAATACCACCTCGGCAAATCTGCCCTAAAAAATTGCCAGTCTTTACCGTTTAGGGTTTTTCCGTCTTTGTGAGTTAAGCCTATACAATGACCTGATTCATGTTTAATCAGATATTGCCCTAGTGAATCCTTAACTACTTTGTAACTTTCATTTGACCAGTGGATCGTGTAGCCACAATCTACGGCGTGCTTAATTTGAGAAACTACTGGAGCGTTGGGTCGGTATTTCATTTTTTAGTCCTCAACTTTTGAGATGTTGAGTTGATGTCCATCTAATTTTTCTAACCTATCGGCAAGAAACTTTAGAGATTCAAAAAATACTTTGTTGTTTTGTTCTTGTTGAGCTAATGCTGCAAAAAGACTTTTGTTGAGTTCAATTTGAAACTTTTGAAATTCAACTTGTGTTTTATCACTTTCAAGAAGTGACTCGGCAAAATCCAACTGTCTTTGATAAAGGGTCAAAGTGTCAGTATCTAAAACTTTGAGAGTTTCAAAAAGTTTTTGGATGTCTCTAGGTGTCATAATTTGGTGGATTTGGATGACTCCTATACTGTAGCATAAAATGATAAAAGGAGCAGATTTTTCTCAATGAGAATCTGAGAAAATTAATTTATTGCCTTTTGTCTGTTGTATGTTATTGTAGTATTGTTAGATCGCTAAACCCAAGCATGACAAATTTACAGAACTGGAAAAGAACTGGCAAAGGAGGAAAGTATTTTTCCTTTGGCTCGTTAACTGAAGTTATTCAGTATTTAGACAATTCTCTATTAAAGGGAACCAGAGACAATAAAGAAGAGTATTTTTATTTGTCTGATGAAATTGATCCAGATTTAAGGGACCAATTACAAACGGTTATTAGAGAATGTCACGGCGACGAATTTCCTAATGACTGGAGGTATTCAGTTATTAAAGAGATTTGCTTCACTTGTTTAGATTATGAAATGAGTGAAGGTTTGGACCAACTAGAACAATATCTAGATAATTATTCTCACGAAATAATCGATGGATGTGTGGACATTTCTACATCTAGTTTGTTCCAATGGCTCGCAGATATTCCGAGTCGCTCAGAGTTCAATGATGCCTCCTACATGGGAGATAGTAGCAACTTAAGCCAGCTCGCAACTGCGAGACAGTATGAGGAAATTGATTTTATTTTTCATACTCTTTTGAATATGCTTAATGAAAGATTCACTTAATTTGCGATTCATAGGCCGTGTTCATTCACGGTCTTTTTTATGCAATCATTCAAGCATTCACTGGTTGAGCATTCATTCACTCATTAGTTTGTTTTTTGTCTTCTTTCCTGTATCTGCTTGTAAGCTGTAATTCTCTGGCTCGTTTTCTCCTATTTGTTCCGATTTGCCGAGAGATTTTGTAAAACTTACTAGAATAGTACAGGATAATTTTTAAAAATAGGTGTGTCATTTTTTACATTTCGGTGTAATTAATGTACTACAATTTCTTAATAATTTCTTAAGGTTTCGTGTGTGGTTTTTTGATTGTATTGTACTACAATAGTAATTAAGGAGAAAAATTTTTTCAACTCCTTACCAAATAAAATGACTTCTTTTCCTAGAATCTCAACTCTGTCCAAAGATGATGCAAATTATGTAAGGGCAAAGAGATTTAACAAAGATTTGTTATTGGCTCAGATTTATCAACTTCAATCTGAAAGAGATAATCTGAATGGCAAAGTTGCAATTCTTCAGGACAAAACAGAAAGTCAATCTTTGAAAGATTGGTCCGATGTTTTGAATAGAACAAATGAACTAGCCACCGAAAGAGCAAAGTCTGACTGTAGAGAAACTTGGAGCGATTTAAAAAAAGTTGTTTCCGCTATCTCTTTTAAAATCAGAACCGCTTGAATTTTGAATTAGATTTTTTACCCTCGCTTCGGTGAGGGTTTTTTATTGCCCAGGGGGGAAGGTAGAAAAATTTTTTTATTTACTACTGTTCCCTGGGAACCTACTGATACATGTAAAAATAAGCTCTTCTGTAGTACTTACTTATACTACACTAATGGCTTGTCATTGTCAATAATCATCGCAACTAATTTCTTTTTCGAGTAGTGAGTCCTAGTTCCCGCAAGCACTTGCAACTTCTTAGAAGTTAATTGTAGTAACAAATTGTAGTATCCCTGCCCTGGCTTAGGAGAGCGATAAACAAAGAAACTCCCCAACCAATCCAACAACCTCCTCACTCGACTGGCTTCGCTTCAACACGAATAGCAAGCTCTGGAGCGTTAATATTCACAGTCTCCACACTTTCCCCAACAACCTTCCCAAGAGAATCCAAAATCTGAGCCGCAGTTTGAAGCTGTCCCTTCCTCACAGCCTTCTCAAACAACTTAACCCTCATACTCTGCAACCTCGAAATCATATTCTCCCGATCCTTCTGCCAATCCTCCTCATTCCACGCATTAACCTGCCTCCAATCAAACCAAGCAGTCTGTTCACAAACTCCCTCCTTTGCAGCATGATCCAAAACCAACTGCCTAACAGTCAAACCCTCCAACTGCCTCTTATAAAGCCTGTGCTGCCTAGCCTTCACAACCAACGCAGCCGACCTCCCAGGATTTTTCTTCTTCTTAACAATCCCCGAATCATCTGGAACGAGAGCACCACCGATGCCCCCTAAAATAGCTTCAGCCACGGGCAGAAACACATACAACTAAAACGATACTAACCCGCAAAATGATAAATAGTCGATAAACACAGGGGGAAGGGTACAAAAGATGACTAATATGTAGTACATGGCAGTAAAAACACAACCACTATCTTTACGTTGGGCACAAGGCGAGGTCTTCAATAATGAAAAGCGATTTAGAGTCCTAGTCGCTGGCCGCCGCTTCGGGAAATCATACCTTTCCTGCATCGAACTCCTAAAAGCAGCAATATCCAGACCAGGAGAAACTTACTTTTACTGTGCCCCGACCTACCGCATGGCAAAAGACATCGCCTGGAAAGAAATGAAAAAACTTGTCCCAAAAGAATGGGTCAAATCCAAAAACGAAACCGACCTAAAAATAGAACTCATCAACGATTCCACAATCGAACTAAAGGGAACCGAAAACGCAATGGCTCTCCGTGGCCGAAGCCTCGCTGGAGTAGTCCTAGACGAGGCCGCCTTCATGGATTCCGAGGTCTGGTTCGAGGTCATCCGACCCGCCCTAGCCGACAAACAAGGCTGGGCACTATTCATTTCCACACCCGACGGCACAGCAAGCTGGTTCTACGACCTATGGTGCTACGTCCCAGATGATGCAACAGGCGAGTGGAATCGCTGGAGTTTTACTACAATAGAAGGAGGAAACGTACCAGCAGAAGAAGTACAAGCTGCCCGTGCTCAACTAGATCAACGCACATTTCGCCAAGAATTTGAGGCCAGCTTTGAGAATCTCACGGGTCTAGTCGCAGTCTCATTCTCCGATGAAAATATCTCCACAAAAGCCAAGGACATATCCATAATGCCCATCCTTTTAGGAGTCGATTTCAACGTAGATCCCATGTCAGGCATCTGTGCCGTAAAAGACGAAGACAAACTCTACGTTTTCGACGAAATAATAATGACTGGAGGTGCAACAACCTGGGATTTCGCAGAAGAAGTAATCCGCAGATATGGCGTGGACCGTAGAATTGTTGCCTGCCCCGACCCAACTGGAGGAGCCAGGAAAACAGCAGGAGTCGGAGCAACAGACCACAGCATCCTCCGAAGAAGCGGCTTCAACGTCTCCTCCCCAAAAGCCCCGTGGAAAATCCGAGACAAAATAACAGCAGTCAACACCGCCCTATACGACGCATCAGGCATAAGAAGAACTTATATCCACCCCCGATGCAAAGAACTCATCAAATCTTTACGAACTTTGACCTATGCCCCGAACACAGGACTACCAAATAAAAATCTTGGTGTTGATCACGCTTTCGATGCTTTCGGTTATTTATGTCTCCAGCAATTTAACTTAGCCAAACCCGAAACTTTGGGCCAAACTGGGTATAGAATCTACTAAAAACAATGAAAAAATCTGCTGGAACGAAAAGATGCGAGGGCTACCTAGCCAAAGTAAGAAAAGGCAAAAAGTCTACAACTAAGAAAAAGAGTTCTACAAAGAAAAAGTAAACGAGGAAAGACCGTTTAGACTGTATGTATTGTTGAAAGCCTTAAAAGTTAGATGACATACTCAATGCCAGGGGCACTTCGTACTAATGTAGTTAGTCAAACTTATTTAGGCGGGGGTGATAATCCATTTTCTAAGACAAGAGCAGTCTTAGATATGACAAAAGGGTGGGAAATAATGAAGGCAGTATCTAGCGGAACCGAATATCTCCGAGAAAACTCCGAGGCTTTCTTACCCCTAGAACCAAGAGAAGATTACGACGCATATTTATCAAGAGTTAACCGTTCAGTATTCTCCCCCTACACCCAAAGATTAGTAAGAGCTGCAACAGGACTGATTCTTCGTAAACCAATTACAGTTATTGGCGATCCATATTGGACGGACGTATTTGTAAAAGACGTAGATGGGTGTGGTTCCGACTTAGACGAGTACGCCCGTAGAAATCTTATCTGTGCTCTAACGTATGGTCATAGCAACACACTCGTAGATTTCCCTGCACCCAGAGGAGCAAGAAGTCTCGCAGAAGAACGACTCCAAAATAGAAGACCCTACTGGATCGAGATCGACCCAAGCAACATTTACGGTTGGCGGCTGGATCGAGAAGTTAACTACGGAAAACTAATCCAAGTCCGCATAGCAGAAAAAGCTGTTGTACCTGACGGAGACTTCGGAGAAAAAGTTTACGAGCAAATAAGGGTTATCGAGCCAGGAAAATACAGGATTTACCGCAAAAGAGAGACAACAAAAGATATGTACACCGAAGATGACGCATTTGCAGGGAATTTTGACTCTCCTGCTGACGAAAAAGACTATGAATTAGTCGAATCAGGTGATTTTTCACTTGGAGAAATACCTTTAGTGACTGTTTATGCAGGAAAAACAGACACGATGACAAGTAAACCACCGTTATTAGATATTGCGTACTTAAATTTGGCTCATTTTCAACGTCAAGCTGACTTGATTCATAGTTTGCACGTTGCTTCACAGCCATTATTGGTAATGGAAGGATGGGATGACCAGACAAAAGACACAGCAATCAGTGTCAACTACGCAATGGCGACCCAACCAGGCAACAAAATCTATTATGTAGAGCCAGCCGCTAGTGCATTTGAAGCTCAATCAGCAGAAATACAAGAATTACAGTCCCAAATGGCAACTTTAGGAATTAGTACACTTTCCCAACAGAAATTTGTTGCAGAATCCGCAGACGCAAGAAGGCTGGATCGTGTAGATACAAATTCAATGCTTTCGATGGTTTCTTTGGATTTAGAGCAAAAAATGCAAAAAGCATTTAATTTATCTGCTGATTATTTAGGTTTAGAACCACCAGAAGTAAAAATTAGTCGTGATTTTGATATTGAGAGGCTAATTGGACAGGATATAACAGCTCTAACTTCACTATTTGATCAGCAAGTGATAGATAGAGAGGAATTTAGAGACATATTGGTTCAAGGTGAAGTTTTACCTAACGCAAACGAAGCTGAAATCAATAAATAGACTACAATAGTAGCTAAGTGCATTAAATTTTATGCCCATCGAAAAAATGAGGTTTGAGGATATTAATCCTCCAGCTTGTCCTCCAAAACCAGCTCCAAAAGCTAAAGCAGCTCCAAAAACTGAACCAGCAGCGACTCCTAAAACTACTACTGAATAAACATGGAAGAAAAAGTCATCCAGCAAGAGTCCGTGGCTCCTGCGGAACAGCCCGTGGCTGAGACTCCAACTCCTCAAGCACCCAACCTTGACAGTGTTAAGGCTGAGTACGAGAGCAAAATTGCTGCATTAGAAGCAAAAATCGCTGAAGAAGGCGAAAAGTTTCAAGGCATCAAAACTAAACTTGATGATGTCTACAAAAAGGCAGATGACAAAAGGAAAAAGTCACTCGAAGACCAGGGGCAGTGGAAAGACCTATGGGAAGAAGCCAACAAAACCGCTCAAGAAAAAGATCAACAAATAAATAGCTTAAATCAAGAATTAAAGACATTAAAGACCTCCAATGAGGCCGCCAACATTAGAACTTCTGCACTTTCAGCTATCAGTAATTCTGGTGCTATAAATGCAGAGCAAACCCTATCTCTTCTTCAAAATAAACTAAAAAGAAGCGAAAGTGGCGACGTTGTTGTACTTAACGGAGGTGTTGAACAGGACTTAGGAACTTACATAGGGAACCTAAAAAATCCTGGTAGTGGATGGGAACACCACTTCAAACCTAGCTCTGCGGCAGGGATGGGAGCGAAGCCAACCCCTACATCAAATGTCTCTCCAGGTATGACTAATCCCTGGAAAGAAGGTAGTATTAACTTGACCCAACAAATGGTCTTAGAATCTACCGAGCCAGATCTTGCAGCAGTGCTCAAGAAAGAAGCTCAATCTAGTTAGCTCTGTGAGTTAACAACCGAGTCTGTGACTTGGACCTCGTTAAAGAATCCTCCTAATTAGAAATGGCAGCCCCGTTTCAGAATTACTCTGGCGGTGTCCTTCTTGCGGACATCGTAAAAAGAAATAATTTGTCTCGTTATGTACAAGAGGCAATTAAAGAACGCAGTCAATTTGTAAAAAGTGGAGCAGTTGTAAGAAACAGCTTCCTTGATGCAAGAGAAGGCGGTACACGCATCCAAGTTCCTGAGTTCAACCCTGTATCTCCAACAGAAGAGATCATGAGTGGAACAGCGACTTGGGGAACAAGTTCTGCTGGATACCTAACTCCACAAAAGATCGGAACTGCAACACAGATTGCATCTATCTGCCACAGAGGTTTTGCCTATGCGGTTGATGACATTGCAATGCTTGCTGCTGGTGAAGATCCAATGCTTGCAATCCGCAATCAGTTAGCTGATGCAATCAACAAGTTGAACAACGCTCGTTTGTTCTCACAACTTGCTGGTCTATTCGGTACTGCTCTTAGTGGTAATGCACTTGATGTTGCAAAAGCTGCATCTTCTGGTGCTGCTGAAGCTAACTATCTAACTGCTTCTACAATTTCACAGGCAAGAGCAAAGCTAGGAGAAAGAGGCGAAGAGCCAAATATTCTAGTTGTTCACCCTAATGTTGCTTACTACCTTTATCAGGTAGGTATGTTGACATTCTCTACTGCTGCAATGGTTTCCTCTGGGAATATCACTTGGGGTGGTGGCGGTGTTGGCGTTGGAGCCAGAGCTGTTGGTCAGTTTGCTGGTTGCGATGTCATCATTGACGAAGCTGTTAACACAGTTGCTCCTGGTACTTCAGGTCACATCACTGAGTACTACTGCTACTTAATTAAGGGCGGTACAATCATGGAAGGTGTTCAGCAAGACCTAAGAATCGAGGCTGATAGAAACGTATTATCCAAACAGGACGTACTTTCTGTTGACTACCACACTGCATACCACGTTATGGGTACTAAGTGGGTAGCTGCTGGTGACAACCCAAATAACAGCGACTTAGCTACTGCTAACAAGTGGTCAGCTACTTACGATGTTGATTTGATCCCTGCTGTTCAGATAACTGTTAACACACCACTAGACACAAGCACTATTTCTTGATCTAGTATTGAGTCGGAAAGAAAGAACCCTCATCATTTATTTGGTGGGGGTTTTTTATGACGCTACAATAAAAACAATGTTCGAGAAATAAACGTGGCAGCAACTATTCACGCCACTTTGAAAGGTGAAAGTTCTAATAGTTATGTCACTTTGGCAGAAGCTAATAGTTACTTTGAAACTTCTCCTGACGATTCAACGTGGACAAACAAATCAGACGACCAGAAAAATAGAGCGTTAATTTCTGCTTGTCGCTGGATTGATAGTTTGAATTATTACGGTGATAGATGTGATGAATCACAAGCATTGAAATGGCCTAGAAATAACTTTCAAGTTGATGATGTAGAGCTTGATTGCAGCTCAATCCCTAATAAAATCAAGTATGCACAGTACGAACTAGCACGAGCGTTAGCGAATGACACGGATGCAATGACTGGAAATAGAGGAACAGAAGGTGTTGCAAAAGAAGTAGAAATGGGTGAACTAAAGGTGAAATACAACGAAGCTAGTCTTGCTATTGGCAATGTGAACAATGTTTTTGACGTTTATCCTTGGCTCCAGTCCTATCTTGGTGCTTATTGTCTTGGTGGAGCTGGCGGCTATCAAGTACGGGTGGTAAGAGGTTAATTATGGCAAAAATTGATGATGTATTTGGATCAGTTCCAGCAAGCATCCTAAATACATGGGGCCAGGATTTTACTTACATAAAAACTGGAGCTGCTACTTACAACCCAACAACAGGGCAAACAACTTCAAGTGATACGAATGTCACTGTTAAAGGTGTAATAACGAGCATAAATACCAACGAGAGTAAAGGTTTGTATCAAACAACAGATGTAAAAGTCATCATCGGTACTGCGGAATTAGGAAATTATTACCCAAAAGAGTCAGATCGTATGCAATATCCACAGGCAGGAGCTACTAGAGAGGGAAAAGTATTAAATGTAAGTACAGCAAGAGGTGACAATCCAATTTTTCACACTCTCATTGTTAGACCTCAATAATGGCAAAATTTGTCAATGAACTATGGAAAGCTCTAAAAGAGGTAGATAGAGTTGCTGCTTCTGTTGCTTATCACGGACCAGCATTTGCTTCTGCCCGAATAATCAGTGACTTACAGCAAGTAGGACCAAGTTGGACGGGTAGTTTTTCAAATTCTTGGCAAATAACAACACCCACGCATAAAACATTTAAATGTAGGAACTTTCGTGGTCAGGGTGCTCCAACTGGTGTCCGATTTCCTACCACAACAGGTAGAGAAGCAATAAAGGGGATATTTAGCCTAAATAGCGTTGTTTTTGAAATTGAAAATGACTCTCCCTACAAAGAGACAGCCTTTGACTTTCAAAGAGATATGTATCTACCCCCTACACCTGAACCTAAATTTATAAGTGAAGGCTACTTCCCTAGTAGTAAGTGGGAAGTAGGTTCTGGAAGCAGGTTAACGCCAAAGTTAAGAGGCTCTATAAACACAGGTTCAGGAGGTAGACCAAGCAGAACAGCAAAACTCAATTGGTTCCGAAAATACGTAAAAGCAGGAGAGTTGGATCGTGCAATTAGAATAGAAATGGATAGGGCTTTGAAAAAGTCTGATCGTCGTACTGCAACAAGAGGATTTGGATGAATTACCAAAAAATTAGGGCTGCTGTAGAAAATCCCTTATTAACAGCGTTTGGCGCACTTAGTCCTGCTGTACCAATCTATTTTGACAACGTAACTGCTGATCCCCCTAACAGTACAAGTGAATTTGTGCAGGTAAATATTGATTTTGGCTTAACAAATGATCCAACGCTCATAGAAAGCGTGGATAACGCCAGAGGTTTAATTACTATTCAAGTTTTTACAGAAAAAGGTAAGGGACCGTCGAGAAATCAAACATTAATGACTACAGCCGTAGATACACTTGAGACACTTAATTCTTCTCAGAAAACTACGACAGGTGTGTATATGCGTTTAGGTTCAATAGAAGGCCCAGATTTTTCAAGTACTGAATCAAACCCTTTGTTTAAAAGTGAAATAGATACCTCTTTTGTAGCAACTGTACTAAGCTGATAAAAGTTGGCATTACACGCTAACCTGTAAATAAATTTTCTAAGCAGCCTCATGGCCGTTACTGTTCTATCGGGCACATCAGGTGCTCTCTACTATAAACCTGCTGGCACGACAGGTACTTTCAGTCCTGCTGATGTCACTATTGGCACAGAAACAATGGTGGTTCAGACTTACTTAAACCTAAAAGTAGGCGATCCAGTTAAGTTTCAAGTCATAGACAGCTCCACTGGTGCGTCAGGAACAGGAACATTACCTGCTGGATTAACTGCTGGAACAACTTATTACGTTACTGCGTACACAGCTACAACAGGAGCGTTAAAAGTATCAGCGACTAATGGTGGTTCTGATGTAAACCTAACTGATGTTGGAACAGCAGCAGCTCCTAACGAATTTCAAGTTTATTACAACGATTTTGCTTCTATCGGACAAGTAAGAGAGTGGACTTTTGAGATTGAAAGAGCTGAGATTGATGTAACAACAATTGGTCAAGCTCCTGGTCAATACGTTCCATTTAGAAAGTACATCGCTGGATTTGGTGATGGTTCTGGTACTGCTTCTACATATATGACAAACGAAGACGCAGCTCTATCAAACAGATTGGTAG